GGTCCGTGATTTGTCTTTAGATATATAACATTTCACTTTATCAATACAATACTTGGTAGTAATTACTTTAACTTTCCGTGCATGGTAGATGTCTATCCAGACACCTATCATACTATTCTCACTAAAGGGGACTAGAGAAAGCTTTTCGCTTGACACAATACCAAGCAATAAAGTCTCTAGTTTACCTTCAGGACGAATGAGGAACGCCAGTCCGTTTACTAGGTGACAAAGTTCGGGTTTCCCGAAACTTTTGAACCTTAGATAGAACGGAGTGACGTCGACACCGAGATAAGAATCAACTCCACAGGACTCCCTAAAGGGGCCCGAGGAAAAAGATTTTTTCTCATTGATGTCGAAGCCAAAGTAAGCGATAGCTCTTCGGAAAGCACGGACTCGGCTTACAGGGAGGATTACATCGTCCCCATAAACCGAGATTATATCTGTGCTGACTGAAACGGCTTTCGCAATAGCCCAAAATATCAGAGTCTCAAGAGCGAACGTACAGCCGTTTCCCATAGAGGAAAACTTCTCGTACGTATACTCTGTCTGAAAACCAATCCCACTATGGGATCTCGTTGCTAACAAGAACTCTACCCAGGATCTGGGTATGAGCGCATGTACAGCATTGAGCGAAATGGTATCAGACGCCTGCTTAAGATCTAATGTGGACAAGAGTCCACTGATAGATCCCGAGCGGGCGAGGTCCTGATTTTTTGACTGGTCTGACAGGTCGATGCCGCGTTTGCGGAGCCGACCTTTGACATAGCTATCAAACGCGAGCTGAAAGGGTAAATTCCCCTCAGGCTCGCACGCGATAGTTCTGTCAGTCTTCCAGCTCTTTGGTACAGTCTCGATCCTGTTTGCATGGCAATCTTTAAATGTGACCCGAGGAAAACCAAAATGGTTTGCCAAGGCTGCATATAAGGGCTGACATGCGGGTGAGGCGGCTACATTACGAATCTTCATTTTCATGAAGGGTAATGAGTCGCGTCGTCCGCAGGATGCTGTTGCACCGGAAGTAACATTGACTAGTCTCGGAATCTCCGAGTAAAAGTCTCCAACGTCCCCCAATAGATCAGCAATGATCTTTTGGGCTCTGGTCGTTACGTGCGTTAGATCCTGAGATTTTCTCTCAGGATGTTGCGCCTCGTAATAGTCCAGCCTCTTATTAGTAATCTTACATTTCAGTTCGGCCTTCTCGAAAGAAGACCTCGCAGACAAGTAAGTAATAAGAGGGTCGGCAAGCGCGGCATTCTTCGAAAAGAATGCCGACACTTGACGACAGAAACGACAGTTGGCCTCGCTTTGGTATGCGCGAGGATAAACTTCACTAAGGGTGCTAAGTAAGACAACATTTCTCGAGCGTACCCCACCAAGGGCAAGCTCGATCAGTTCGTTGTCCACGAGACCCATCTGGTCTCTGATATAACATCGACTAATGTCGTACGTTAAGTCAATAAGGTTCATAACTTCTCCTTTATAAGCTAGTACTCATGAAGGACCTCTTAGCAGAGGTCCATCTTAAAACTGAGCACTAATATTATTAATAACCACAAGGCTGTACATAGTCCGAATACGAAAACCAGTTTAATAAAAAACATGGGTGATCGCAATCGTGACCAGTACAATTAATATCTCCACTTAAACGAGATATTCTTGGGTTAACACCGTATTTCCGAACTCGTCGCCCGCGATAATATCGCGGAAGACAGCAAGGGCGCTTTCAACATCGCCAGCATCGTGTCCGAGAGGACGCGTGACGGTGACAGTGAAAGCAATACGCTGGGGAAGTACAACGCCGTTAACATCGGCGGTAGCAATGGACACAACGATCTCGTCCTGAACTACAACCTTATTACCAGATGGTACTTTACGCTTTTGCAAAACCAATTGCGGTTGTGAAACCGTGTGATTGGTTAAAGTATAAACGCGTGAATTTCCGTTATCGGAAAATTCTGTGAGGGCTGTAATTTGTGCAGCCATAATTTCTCTCCTGTTGTGTTAGATAAGCCTATCGTAAATGACGGGCGACTAATGAAACGAGGTCTTGAAACTTATAAAGATCAAAACCTACGTTCAAATCTAACTGCGGAAGCAGAGACACAGATGCAGGATTCCTTACTATTCTTTCCCCAGTTCCTGTGAGCTTCATACTATGGCTACCGCCATAGTGAGAATCCCACGAGGTACGGGAATACGTCGCCGTACGATTGAGGGTAGTTAAAACACTACTCCCAGCTGTATGAGACGACGAGAATAATAAGAAGGACGTTGATGCCAACCATTGCCCCAATTTAAAGAACCAATCGACAATAAAGCTATACGGCGTAATCTCCCACGCCGAGATAGCAATATTGAACGAAAAGTTCGGTGGGTCAATCTGAGCAACCACAGAGCCCCTAATACTAAAGTTGAACGAGTCGGTGATCGTGAGAATTCCTTCTCCCGATGCAGTCGATACGTCAATGTTAGTAATAACGGTTTCTGAGACAAATGTCCCAGACCTCTGTGCAAAACGTTCTCTGTCATCTCCATATGCGTTAATAGCCCTAGTAATGGCTAATAAATCATAGTAGAGCACACGCCACCCGTACCTAAAAGACAACCACGATTGGTGGAGGTTTTCTCCAGTTTTTACTAAAGTGATCAGGTCACGACCTGCGGTCATTATCATTCGTCTTAATTTCTTAAGTTCGAGTAATGCCGTCAGAGTATCGTGCCGTTGGGCACCGTAGATCGCGGCAGCTGCCGCCTGGACGTACATCTCTGGACTAATAGGGCTGTTTCTGTTAATAACAGAACTAATCCTATGTTGTTCAGGTATGTACGAGTACGCACGTATATCAGAGTAATCGTAACCAGAGTTTCCCTCGGGCCAAGTGGCCTTAGCGGAAGCACTATGAGTACATTCTTCTGAATACGTAGTTTTTGTGTAGCGTGTAAAGGGAAGTAAATCACCGCGTTTTTTCTTCTTGTGAAAGTCTTTAATGTTTTCACCAGTGAACGAACGATGGGTCTGGCCCAGCTCTCTTTCTGATAACTCAGTAGTTTCGGACGGTTCCCCGTCCCACCACCGAGTTATAGAACCAGTGCTGGCCAGATCCTCGTGATCTGTCTTACCTCTTGACATAAATATCCTGTAACGAACGACATTCCGCGAATGCCGAGTGCCGGGTCCAAAACGGAAGCCAGGTAGTAATACCTGGCC